GTATGGAGCTTTGGACTAAATGTATGGAAGGTGATGATGAGTCTTGGAAAATTATGGAGAAGTACAATAAACAAGACGTTACTTTGCTTGAGAATGTGTATCATCGTATTCTTCCTTGGATTAAACATCATCCTAATTACAATTTATACGCTGATGGTCATGTGTGCCCTACCTGTGCTTCGACTAAGCTACACAAAAGAGGCACAGCAGTCACAACTACTTCAACGTATCAACGTTATCAGTGCAAAGATTGCGGTACGTGGAGTCAAGGCACTAAGTCTCTCAAACAGTCTGTTGAAATAAAAAGGATTGTTTAATGAATGAATGCCTTTATCATAAGAGGATTTATCATACTTTTTGTCAAGACTGCATGCTATTAAAAATGGAAAATAATAAAAGTAAATACGAAACTATCTATGGAACAGGACCTGCTGACTCTTACTATCCTCCAAACTCCTATGCTTCAGTTCCTGAAGGAGTAGAATTTAAAGACATGGTAAATTCTCCAAGTCACTACACTCAAGGTAACATTGAATGTATTGAAGCTATTGCTGAAGTAGTAAAACATCTTGATGGTATGGAAGCAATGTGCACAGGTAATGCAATCAAGTATCTCTGGCGTTGGAAACACAAGAATGGAACTGAAGATTTAAAAAAAGCTGTATGGTACATTCAAAGGATGATTGATGAGTTTGACACTAACTGATATAATATATCGTCTTAAGCAGTTAGATGAGATGGATGTCACAGATATTCTTGGTTTAACTACCGAGGATATCTGTGAAAGATTCTTAGATGTAATAGAAGAAAAAGCAGATGTATTAGAACAACTACTAAAGGACGATGATGAGTGAAAAAAAACCATTACACGATATGGGACCTCCCATAAAAGACGAGATACCTGGCTTGCGAGACTTCTTCGCTACGTCAGTGCTTTCAGGAGCAATCTCAGCAGCAGGTGTGCCTGCCAGCGATGATGATGAATACTGTAATTTTATGGCAGAGTTTTGTTATAAAATGGCAGATGCAATGATGGTAGAAAAGTATAAGAAAAACACAAGACATTAAGGATATAAATGTACAACACCCCTTTTAGCACCGTAGGATATATTACCTATAAAAGAACTTATGCACGTCGTTTAGACGAGGCAGACATCAACAGCAAGACAGAAGAGTTTACTGATACCGTTGAGCGTGTAATCAAAGCAGCAAATGAGCAGTTAGGTTGTAACTTTACAGCAAAAGAGCAAGAGCGTCTTCGTAAGTATTTAATGGAATTAAAAGGCACTGTAGCAGGTCGCTTCTTATGGCAGATGGGTACAGACACTGTAGGCAAATTAGGTCTTGCTTCATTACAGAACTGTGCGTTCACTGTTATCGATGACCCTGTACGTCCTTTCACTTGGGCTATGGACTTACTCATGTTAGGTTCAGGCGTTGGTTATAACATTCAAAGGAAAAACGTTGAAAAACTTCCTGAAGTCAATATTAATTTTACCGCCCCTACTCGTTTGGATACTGCTGATGCAGACTTTATTGTTCCTGATTCGAGGGAAGGCTGGGTCAGTCTCCTTGGCAAAACGCTCAAGGCAGCGTTTCTAAGTGATAAGAATCCTACCTTTACCTATAGCACTGTGCTTGTTCGTGGTCGTGGGGCTGCTATTAAGGGCTTTGGGGGCACTGCATCAGGCCCTGAAGACTTATGTGATGGAATCGCCAAGGTAAGTACCATCCTTGAGAAACGTGCAGGTAAGAAGCTACGTCCTATTGATTGCTTGGACATCATGAATATTATTGGTGCAATCGTCGTAGCAGGTAACGTACGTCGCTCAGCACAGATTGCGATTGGAGATGCAGACGATGTTGAATATCTTTTGGCAAAGCGTTGGGACATGGGCAATATCCCTAGTTGGAGAGCTATGTCTAACAATAGTGTTGTGTGTAATGACATTAAAGATTTGCACGAGTATTTCTGGGATGGCTACGAAGGCAAAGGCGAGCCCTACGGTCTTATTAATCTTAGACTTAGTAGAAAAATTGGTCGCCTTGGTGATACTAACTATCCTGACCCTGACGTTATGGGTTACAATCCTTGTGCTGAACAATCATTGGCTGCTTACGAAACATGTTGTTTAGCTGAAGTTTATTTATCTAACGTAACCTCTAAGGAAGAATTCATTGACATCTGTACTTTACTATATCGTATTAATAAGCATAGCTTGTCTCTGCCTTGTCATCTGCAGGAAACAGCCGATATCGTACACAAGAACATGCGTATGGGTATTGGGGTTACTGGTGTACTACAAGCTTCTGATGAGCAGCGTTCTTGGTTAAACGATGCTTATGTAGAGTTACGTAAGTTTGACAAAGAGTATTCTGCTAAGCATGGTTTCCCTGAGTCCATTAAGTTGACTACAGTTAAACCTTCAGGTACTTTGTCATTGTTACCAGGTGTGACTTCAGGCTGCCATCCTGCTTATAGCCACTACATGATTCGTCGTATCCGTATTGCTGCAGACCACAGCTTAGTGCAAGTCTGTCGTGAGCATGGATACCCTGTAGAGTTCCAGCGTAACTTTGACGGCACTGATGACCATAGCACAATGGTAGTATCTTTCCCATTTGCTTATCCTGAAGGCACAAAGATTGCTGCTGAGATGACTGCTATTGACCAACTAGAGACTGTTAAATGGTTGCAAGAAAACTGGTCAGACAATAGCGTTAGTTGTACTGTGTATTACCGTAAAGAAGAGTTGCCAGAGATTAAGAAGTACTTGGCTAAGAATTACAAGAACAATCATAAGTCACTTTCGTTCTTGCTTCACAATGAGCATGGTTTCCAACAGGCTCCATTAGAAGAGATTACCAAAGAAGCCTATGATGCTTTAGTTGCTAGTACAAGATTGATTACCAAAGTGGAAGATGCTTCCTTTGAAGGTGACCTTGAGTGTGCTGGTGGTGTTTGTCCAGTTAAGTGAGGAAAATATGATTGAAAAACAAGATTTTATGTTAGGGATGCGACGCTTGAATGAAGTGCTTAATATGGCTGATGAAGTTCAGCCGTTGATTATGAAGCGTTGTATGGAAGCTGCAGAAGACTTTGATTCTATGGACCCAGTGCAATTTGTGGTCTTGTGGAAAGACATAGCGAAAATGCTTCGTCCTATTAATGATAAGTTGTTAGAGCTACAGACTGTCTCTATGTTTAGAGAGTTACAGCCTGAAGGCAATCCAGAATAGTTTCTTGGTAGTTGTATTTGATGGCCCTCTTCGGAGGGTCTTTTTTATTGTAAAGTTAAAACTAATGATTGTAAAGTTATGGCTTACTAATTGTAAAGTTAAGGTGAGGGGTTACAAACTCGCCTGCCAATTCGTTGATGCCCTAGTTAGAAAGACGGAAAATCACTAGATTCTTGAATACCCTCGTGCCGTCTTGACTTATTTCTTTTTTGCAGTCTTAGCAGATTCTTTAAAAGCTTTAGCAGTAGGAGCACCTTTGCTACCTACTTTACGCATCTTCTCGCCTGAGCCTTCTTTGATACGTTTTTTCTTTGCTGCGATGTTGGCGTATAGCCCTGGTTTAGTTGCCATTATTCTTCCTTTCCGATTTTAATTCCTGCGACAAGTCCTACGAATGCACCTACAATCATTTGAAAAGCAGGTGTTATAGCTTTAAATATTTCTGTATTATCTATAGAGGGAGTGAATAAACCCATAAGTAACACAACAACCATAGACAAAAGAATAACAGTAAGAGTGACAGTAGCGAGAAGGGTGACATAAGCAGATAGTTGTTCTTTATTCATTTATTTTTATTCCAAAGCTCAAACAATACTTTTACTTTTTCTTCTAAAACAGCAACTCTATTATCTGTTTTAGCAAGCACTATAACTAGTGAAACAAACGCTAATAATAGAGGCCATATCTTTGCAAGAATGTCTAAAGTATCCATTATTTGATACCTACTTGTTCATTAATCCACTTCTGTAATTCTACTACTTGGGCTGTTGTTTCTGCACATTGTCCAGCAA